CAGCAGGGCGACATGGACGGCGTGATGGTGCTGGTGAGCCGGCAAGCCTGCGACGAGGGCGCCGACTGGCTGGAACGCCTGGAGCGCGAGGCCGAGGTGCGCTACTACGAGCGCGAGCAAGCCCGCGCCAGGGTTGACGCCGCCGTGAAACTGCTGACAGGCATTCACTCGCTTCTGTACCCGGCGCCGGTCAACACCGCAGACGGGCGGACGATGGTGTTCCGCCCGAGTAGCCCGGACCCGCACGAGGTGCTGCAAGAACTGAGCGACCGCATCCGCGCCCTGCCTGATGAACTGGCGAAGCTGGAGCGGCCTAACGCCTAGGTAACTTGCCCGCCACGCGGGCGCAAAGGAGCGACGATGGACGCTGAGAACGTGGAGAACCCGGGCGCCGTGGCGGGTCAAGTTGACCGTGTGGTTAGGCCTGTAGCCGACGCGCGCAAGCCTTGCACCTGCGATGGCGCTGGCCGTGGGCCTGGGCGTGCGTGCGTGGTTCAGGCTGGCGGAAGGCTTGGCGAGTTATGGCGCTGCGCCAAAGGCCACGAGCCGCCAGATTGGCTGCACCTGAAGCAGTACGGGTACGCGCCTGGCAACTACATGAGCCGGTGTCACCGCTGCGATATGACGGTGGCAGGCCTGGACAAACGGGCCATCATCTGCCTGCCGTGCGCACAACTGCGGCACGCAGAGCGCGCCGAGTTGGGATAGCGCGGCGTGTATCGCAAGGCAAAGGCGGCGTACCAGCCCGACGACTACCAAATCCTTTGCATGAACTGTCAGTTCATCAAGCGCACCGAAGACAAGACGGCGAACCAGCATCGGGGCGAGTGGCAGCAACAGCATGGCGACTGCTCGGAGGCCCTTGAATGAGCGCCGCCAGCCGCAACAAAGGCCGCAAAGGCCAACGCGAAGCCCGCGACCTGCTGCAGTCCCGCGACTGGTCCGTGGCCGAACTCAACAGCGGCACGCAGGCGGAGGACTTCTGGGCCTGCGAACTGGCGACCGGGCGCACGTACAGCGTCGAGGTGAAGAACTGCGCGGCGATCACCACGGCGCACCGCAAGCAGGCGATGGGGCAGGCTGCGAAGGCGAAACTTCCCTGGCTGCTGCTGTCGAAGATCGCGGGGACATCGAGCTGGCTGGTGCAGCGGCAATCGGAGCGGCCGGTTGTTTGGCATGAGGGGGTGCAATGACGCAGCAACAGCTCGACGCCATGCAAGCCGCAGCCAGCAAGCGCCTGGCCGAGTTCATCAACCGCAGCGCGGCGCAGCATCTGCGGGCGATGCGAGAAAGGTGGAAGCAATGACCACAGCCCCAACCCTAGCCGCCGACCAGCGCTACGACTGGAGCCGCATCCTGATCGACTTGAGCATGCACGGCATGACCCTGCAGGCCGTGTTCGAGGCAACCGGCATCCCGGTGTCCACGCTGCACGGGTTCAAGAACCTCGACGCGGAACCGAAGTACGCGGACGGCAATCGGCTGCTGGCGCTTTGGCAGCACAGGATGCACCCGCCTGTGCCGAGGATTACGGGGAGCATCAGGCAGGAGAGGGTGCGGCGGTGAAACTTTGCACAGACTGCGTGCATTGCGTCCCCGGCCCACTGTCGCACCACCCAAAATGCGGCAGAGTCCGAAACCGCGCTGATGGAGGCCCGGCGCATTTTTGCTACCACGAGCGCGAAAACCGAGCTGGGGCCATGTGCGGCGTTGACGGAAAGCTATTCGAGCCAAAGCCGCAAGATCCTCCGGCGCCGCGCAGTTGGTGGGCCCGCCTGTGCCGCGGATTACGGGGAGCATTCGGCAGGAGAGGGTGCGGAAATAGCGGCAAGCCGCGCGGCCATTGATGCGCGGCAAACAGGAGAAACCATGCGAACCATTGACGACCACAAGGTCAACCCCGCCAACGACACGCTGACCATCACAGTGATGGATGAGCCGGGCGCTGGAGGCGCTCACCACCACTATGACGTGAGCGGCTTCGATGGCAGCACGAACCCGTCCTCGACAGAGCCCTTTATCAACGGGCAGTGCATCCTGTTCCAGAACGGCCCGATTGCCGAGGTTGGTGTCAACGGACTGACCCACGAAGTGCTGCTGGCCATCGTCGCGGACCGTCTGCGCAGCTTCCAGAAGGGGCCGTATGCCTGCAAGGCCAATGCCTGCGCGCTGACCCACATCGAGGAGGCCCAACACTGGCTGCAGCAACGGACCATCGAGCGCATGCGGCGCGGCGTCGAAGGAACGCACACGGTTTGAGTGGAGGCGCTGATTTCCGGGAACCCGAACAGCGCACAGGCTGACACTGCGGGCCTATCCCCCCGACAGGAGTCCTGCCCATGTCCAAACCCGAGCGCGTCGTTCAGACCCCCGGCGAACCCACCCCCGACGACAAGGCCCAGCGCGATGCAGCCATTGCAGCCGCTGACAGCGCCGCGATGTCCGAGAAGCTCGCCAGCAACAAGCCCGAGGGCCTGCGCGCCGTGGACGTGGACCCGACCAAGATTCGCCGCGCCGTGCTGACGCTTGACGGCTGGGTGTGCCCGGTCGAGGCCCCGCAGTACAACGCGCACCGCTGACCATGTGCATCTCCGCGCTCACGATGGCCGCGCTCGCTGGTGGTGGCGCAGTCGCTGCCAAGGCACTCGCACCCAAGGCCCCCAAGGTCGCGCCGCTGGCCGATCCGAGCGCCGAGCGCGCAGCCGCTGAGGCCAAGGCCACCCAGGCGGCGAACAGCAAACTCGCAGAGCGCAACCGAGCCCGCAAGGCATCGAGCCTGCTGGCGGTGGACACGGCATCGAGCAACGTGCCGGCGCTGGGTGGCAAAGCAACGCTGGGGCAGTGATGGCGGCAGACGCAAAAGCCATCCTCGACCGCCTGGCAGCACTGCAGGGTGGCCGCTCACCCTTCGAGTCCGACTGGCGCGACTGCTTCGACATGACCTTCCCGGTCAGAGGCACCGGGTTCCAGGGCGTCACCAACGACACGGCACGCGCACGCAATGCGGCACGGCTGGACAGCACCGGCACCGACGCAGCCCGCACGCTGGCCTCGGGCCTGATGGGCGGCATCACCCCGGCCAATTCGCGCTGGTTCGGCCTGGACGTGGGCGACGAGTCCGACGAGGAGCGCAAGTGGCTGGATGATGCGGCCGACACCGTCTGGCAGAACATCCACGCCGGCAACTTCGACGCCGCCGGTTATGAGTGCTGCCTCGACATGGTGGCCGCGGGCTGGTTCGTGCTGTTCACGGACATCAACCGCGAGGTGGGCGGGGGCTATGCCTTCGAGCAGTGGCCCATTGCCGAGTGCTTCATCAGCTCCACGCGCCAGGACGGCCGGGCCGACACGGTGTACCGCAAATACACCATGACCGCGCAGCAGGCGGTCGAGCACTTCACCCAGCGCGGTGGCACGGTGTCGGACAAGCTGCGCAACAAGGCCGTCGACAAGCCATTCGAGAACGTCGAACTGGTGCGCGTGATCGAGCCGCGCAAGCTGTACGCGGTGGGCTCCAAGCTCTCCAAGAACATGCCGTTCATGTCCTGCGACATCGAGGTCGACGGCAAGCATGTGCTGCTCGAGCAGGGCTTCGAGGAATTCCCCTGCGCCATCCCGCGCTGGACGATGATCCCGGGCAGCACTTACGCAGTCGGCCCGGCGTTCGATGCGCTGCCTGACATGCTGGAGCTCAACGAGCTCGTGCGCATGGAGAAGGCCGCGCTGGATCTCGCCATCGCCGGCATGTGGATCGCCGAGGACGATGGCGTGCTCAACCCCAAGACCGTGAAGGTCGGCCCGCGCAAGATCATCGTGGCCAACAGCGTGGGCAGCATGAAGGAGCTGAAGTCCGGCGCCGACTTCAACGTCAGCTTCACGATGAAGGCCCAGCTGCAGGCCCAGATCCGGCGCACGCTCATGGCCGACCAGTTGCAGCCGCAGGATGGCCCGCAGATGACCGCCACCGAGGTGCATGTGCGTGTGGGCCTGATCCGCCAACTGCTCGGGCCGGTGTACGGTCGCCTGCAGTCGGAATACCTGCAGCCGTTCGTAGAGCGGTGCTTCGGCCTGGCGTTTCGTGCTGGTGCGCTGGGTCAACCCCCGCAGTCGCTGGCCGGGCGGCAGTTCCATGTGCGCTACATCAGCCCGCTGGCACGTGCGCAGCGGCTGGAGGATGTCGTCGCCATGGATCGACTGGAGACCGGCATCATCACCAAGGCACAGACGCAGCCCGCCCTCATGGACATCTACGACTGGGAGGAGGCCGACCGGCTGCGCGCTCAGTACCTGGGCGTGCCGGGCAAGCTCATGCGCTCGGACGACGACATCAAGATGATCCGCGATGCCCGCCAGGAAGCGGCGCAGGAGGCGGAACAGAAACAGGCCATGGCGCAGCAGGTCGAGGCGCAGGCGAAGAATCCAGAGCAAGCGGGCGTCATGGGCGCTCTGATGGCAGCATAGGGGAAGATCATGGCGGGACCGACGTTGACGGGGGCTGGGTGGCTAGTGGATGAAATAGATACGGGCGTTGCGTACATCGACGAGGATTCGGCCACAGGAGTTCAATCCCTGGTGTCAGGGGATGGGACGTACCCGCTGACCGTTTTTGGCGACATTGCGGCCAAATCGTTTATCAATCGCCCGACCGTGATGGCATTTGGAAACAGCATCGCCCGCATGAATCAGCCGGGGTATTCGACCGCAGGGCAGGCGATCAGCTACGGCGCGTACTGGTGGGCGATGGGTTTCAGCGGCTGGCCGTTCCGCTTCTCGCGCACGGGCGCAAAGCAACAGATCGGCGCAAGCAGTTCCAGCCAGTTGGCCTATGGTGCCTACGGGTACTCCGGCGTTTCGTCGGCAACGCTGATGGGCGTCGTAGGCGGCACGGACTATTTCGCCACGGTTGTCACGCCAAACGCGCCTGACTACTGCATCCTGCAGATGATGGAGAACGATGTCACGGAAATCGTTACCGGGACAATCACTCGGGCGCAGGCGAAGGCCGCATATGACGCAGCCCTTGCAGCGTGTTTCGCAATGGGCACGCGCCCGATCTGGATCGGTTGCTTGCCGTCGCTGTCGTACAACTCCGCACCGCACGCTGCCGAGTATTGGGCGCTGACGGACTACATCGAGGCGAAGGCTGCGACTGACCCGCGCATCATCTACGTGCCTGTGGCCGACCTCTACATGGACACGACGACCGCCTATCCGGTCCCGGCCAGCGCGGGCAATTTTGCCAACTACACGGACGCATCGGTTCACCCGCAAATCGCTGCGGTGTGGATCGGCAAGCGAATCAGCGATGTGCTGGTCGAGAACGGAATTTCCGGGTGGCCCAGCCTGCCACGCGCCGGGTCAGCAAA